TTTCTTCGGTTACTTCTTCAGTAACACTAGGCTCGACTGTTTCTTCCATTATAATTTCCTTGCTCTAATTAGCCTTGCTTCTAAGTCCTTTACTATGCTGTTTTGTCCTTCTCGATAAAATGCGTAGCTTGGATCGCTACCTGGCAAGGCAACAGGTTGCTCAACGACTGCATCGCGCAGCCATTTCATTAACTTCTCCCCGTCCTCACCCCCTAGGACACGTAGACAAAGACGATCTAAATCGTCTCGCTTTTGATTAGCTTCACCAACTTCCAATGGTAAAGCTTCTTGTAAATCTTCCCATCCAGCCATTTACTACTCCTGTGGTTGTTGTGCCATGGCCATTTCTTGTTGTTGTGCTGCCTGAGCCATTTGCGCTGCTTGTTGTTTAGCAACAGCACGCTCTGTTGGCGTTGGTCTTAACCTTTGTGGTACGCCAAGTTTCTCAGCAATATAATCCATCATCTCATCAACTTTAATATTCATAGCACCTTCAGGCCCAGCTTGCTGTGCAATCTGTGCATACTGTAAAATGTTTTGTACATCATCCATATTTTGTGCCATAGCTAATGGAGCCACTGGCGCAATCTTAACTTCTAAGCCATTTACTTTTAGTGGTAAATTAATAATGCCACGATCATCCATCACTTGTAGCATTTTAGATACTAATGGAATCATAGTTTCATTAATTAGTCGACCAAATGCAGATCCTAAGTTCTGTGATAATTCTTTCATACGCTCTACTACTTCTGTTGCTGATCGAGCTGACATATTATCTGGCGGTAATGATTCATCAAGTAAAATACGTTTAATGTTCATACGTAGGTCATTCATGACAATATTAGATACATTGAAGTCACCAGCACGTGGTAATGGTCTGAGTGATTCACCCTGTGGTCCACCATTACGAGCAACAGGTATGATGGCACCTGGCATAATCTTCACTGTGTTAGGATTTAACACACCATCGTCAGCAGCGGTATAGACGCCACTAATAGATAGTGATGCATTTTTTAATACCAACTCTAGTGTTTTGTTTAGTGTTTTAATATCAGGTAATGCTGTGATCAATGGACCTCGACCATAAATCTCACCAGCAACTTTAGCATAGCGTGATACAACCCAAGGGCTGTAATTCATACGTCTGTATACTAATTCTTTTTTAGATTCTTTATGTATTAGATGATAGCAATAGTCACCACGTTTTTTTTTTTTTTTTGTCGCTTCAATTAACTCAACATCATCTGTAGGTTTGTCGTCTATTTTTTTCTGTAACTCACCATCTATCTCTGCATCAGGCCATTGTCTTTGTATAGCTTCGCCTTTCATTCTAATACGACGATACACATTATCTACTTGACCATTAGCCCCTTCTTCAATAGATACTAAGTATTGTGGTACAGGAATAAAGTTAATAGCACTTAGATCATCACCTGGTTGAACCATCATGACTGCGGTACCAACAGATAGATCAAGTAAAAACTCACCAATAGCTACATCAAAGTTAGATTGTTTTAATGTGTCAAATAACTTATCGTTATATACGTCGAGTGCAGCTTGTGCTTCAGCTGATCTATCTTGTGGAATGTCTGATCCAGGCTCCAATCGACACCACTTACGCTGTGGAGGGAATATGCCTGATTGCATTCTGTTTGCAAAGCGCTGTGTAGAGTTGATCGCAGTCGAATCAAAAACACGATTCATCTTTTTATTACCACCGACTTTACCATCGTAATGTCCATCGTATAAATTACGTTGTGGCAATGCAAACTCATATGCTTCTTCATATAAGCTTCTAAAGTTTTCTTTTCTTGTTAGCGCCTTTTCATGTCTTTTCAGAATGTCTTCAGCGCTGAGTCGCATCATATCTACCATAATTAAGCCTTTTTATTTCTTGCTGCAAAGTTACGTGCAGCTTCTTTACTTCCAAAACCCCAAGCCTTCAATGCTAGTTTTAGTCTTGTAGGTCTACCTTTTTCATCTTTTAGAGGACCAGCCATCCCACCAAAGCGTGCAGCAAAACTGACACGACGACCATCAGTCCCAGACTTTTGTGGTCGTTTAAGATTTGATCCTTCAGTTCTTTTAAAATGTTTGCGTCCAGCCTCATTTAGACCTCCTGACGGATTTTGATGTTTCTTAGCTACCATTATGCTTTCTTCTTTTTAGGGAAACCCGCTAACATATTCTTATATGCTTTTGGTGATATTGTAGAATCTTCTTTAGATCGGCTAGTGCCAGCCTTCTTGCGCTTATTTATATTGTAGTACAATCCTTTTTTAGCCATAATTACGCCTTCTTCATATTTTTTTGTATTGCGTTTGATCTAGCTGTTTCATAAGAACTCATCTTGCCATCCTTATTTAGATCGCCTGGATTCTTTTTTTTCTTCATCATCTTTTTTGCTTTATTTTTCATCTTGCCGTACATCATACCACTAACCCCTTTCCTAAAGTTGTTGCACCAATACCCAAACCACCTGTACCTAGCTCAGGTAATCCTGTTACAGGTTTGTCACCCACTTTCATTGCCTTGGCTGCTAAACCCGCTGTACCACGTCTTGTTCTTTTTTGTGCAGCTGTTGCTTGTGCTGTTTGTCTTTTAGCTCGTTGTGCGCCAGCTTTTGCTGATGCTTCGATGTCTGATAATTCAGCCGCAGTAAAGTCTTTGGTTTCTGTCACTGTAGCGGTTCTTGTCACTGGTCGACCACCAAGCATGCTTGGCGCATCTAAAACTAAATTAGATGGAGCTTGTGTAACCCCAAACCTATCAGGCCCCGCAGCAACAAATCCACCTGGATCAATCATCATGCTGCCAAAATAAGTTGGTGCTGTTTTATATTGAGTCTCTTGCCTTGTGGTTTCAAAGCCTTCTTTAATCTGTTTGTCTACTGCTTGATTCCACCAGTCTTCAGATTTAAATATATTACGTCCACCAGCTTGTTTTAGTAGATCTTGTTGTGCTTTTGCGGATGTAGGCAACATTCCTCTTGCTAATGCCATGCCAAAGTCTAGAGCTGCCATTAAGCTTGTGTCCCTAAGTTCTTATCTTCATCATCAACACCAGTTTCAGGTGCCACTCGTGCAGCAAGCAACATACGCTTACCACCTATACGCCTTGCGCGTTGTTGTGCAGACATCTGTTCTGCTAATGTTCTTTTTTCTTCTTCAGCTGTTTTTCTTGCTCGTGCTGTTTCTTCACGCTGTAATCGTAATGATTCTTCAGCAGCAGATGTGTCTGGCTTACCACCAACTAAACCACCCATTAGGTTCTCCTCATCATAAATGTGTCTTCTTGATCAGCACTGTACTTCACCATCACTCCTTCTTCTATAAAGCCTAAGCCCTTGGCCCATCGAACAGCACGTTGATCATTGCATTTTACTGTGATTTGAATTCTATGTAAAACGAATAATATCTGACAGATATCAAAGAATGCAATTGCACCTTTAGTCATAGCTATTGGGTATCTTCGGGATTCCTCAGCAAATACAGACCACGCTTCACCAACGCCTTTCCAGTGAAACATAAGACCAAAAACAGCGACAGGACGACGATTGACAAACGCAGTAACGCTAGGACCATATATAGATTGATTGACAAGAAGCTGTTTTCTATCTTCAAGCGTAATTGCTTTAGAGTCATACTCAACGATCCCTTTAAAATTGTCTAGGTGTGATCCATGAAATGGTAAATAGTATCCATTATTAACATCAGGCATTGCTTGCAGTATCTTATCAATGTTAGTTAAAAACATCGAAGTCTGCGTTAATGACTGTCTGTGATATTAATGTATTCTGTGTTAAGGCTGATTTGGTCATCCGCTTATGTTCTCCACCACCTAACAGCAGATAACCAAATGCATCGCCTATGTGTGAGTGTTCGTTTTTATTTGGTGTGTCTCTAAATCGTTCTTGCCCAGCGCCAACACTAACTCGTTTAAAATGATAGCCACCCGCTAGTGACTTGCGCAACTTCTTCACTGATGTATGCAATATAAGTCCAGGCTTGCCGTTAATTAATCTTTGCATCGGTGCTGCCGCTGCTTCACGTCTAACTTTAAAATTATTACTTGGTGTCGGCTGTGCTTTCAATCCAATAGTACGTAGGTAATCAAATGCTGTGACTTCATAGATTGCATCACGCGCCATACCCGCGGGATCACCCCATACCATCACTTGCGCTTTTGGATATTTGGCATTGATCTCAGCTAACAGCTGTGTACCAAATCTTTCTAGCCCCATATCTTCAGTCACGATCTCATGTAGCACCACCCACCGACCATTGTTTAGTCGTTGACCAATTGCTGCGGCTGGTGTCAAACCAAAGTCAAGGCCGATATGTATAGGTAGAGTAGGATCGTATTCTATCTCTGATGAACTCATTAAGTTATCATCATACTCAGGCCATACGGGCTTACCTTCTTGCACATAAGTAAACTTACCCTCAGCATAACATCGGATCCAGTCTAGGTTCTTACCACCTAGCATCTGATTGTAATATCCGCCTGGTAAGTTACTAACGTTTTCTGCTTTAGGATTTATCGTCCACCAACGCCCACCACTAAATACATGATCATTAGCTTCAGGATTTTCAGGTAGGTGTTCAGGATCAACTTCAATTACACCACCTGGTTGATGAAAGAAATCCCATGCATACTTTCCTTTAATTGGTTCCTTTTGACTTAGGCGGAACCACCAATGGTCATCATCCATTGGGTTAGTATCCATCCACACTCCATGCCAAGTCGGTCCGCCATCCCGCTTCGTAGGATAACGGCCAACACGATGAGTGAGACCATCAATAACAGCCTTTGGTAGTTCTCTTGCTTCATTTACCCATGCTCCTGTTAGTTCTAAAGATAGTAATTTTCGTACATCTTTGGGTTGGTCCAATGCCAGGAAGATCACTTCACAGTCTATACCCGCAGCATTGCCACGGGACGGGAGGCGAATGTGATGAGTGATTGGAGGTGT